ATGCACTGCCTCCAGAGGACGAAACTCTGCCTGAAGACATCGAAGTTGAACTCTCCAGAGCCTTGGCTCTTGCTTCTGACAAGTTATTGCAGAAGGACCAGGCGGAAGTTCAACAACAGCAAGCCCAACAACAAGCCCAAGATCCTATCCTTCAGCTTCAGCAGGCTGAACTCCAGCTTAAACAGGCGGAGTTCGAGCACAAGAAAGCGATGGATGAAGCAGAACTTGCACTTAAAGCCCAATCGGAGCAGGCCAAGAACGAGCGGGAAACAAAGCGCATTGACACGCAGGCGGAAATCGCCGGAGCACAACTTGCCATTAAGGCTTCTGATAAGCAGAAAGAATTAAACCTGCGATCTCAGGAGTTTGAAGGCAGACAACTTGCGGAAGGAGTAAGACTTGGACTTCAAGGAGTGGCTGGTAAAGGAAATCAAGGCTGAACAGCGCCTGTTAATTGATTCCGTTGCCTTTCAACCTGCGCCAGATTATTCGGCGTATAGAGAGCTGTTGGGTGAAATAAAAGGTCTTCAGAGAATAATTCGTTTATTGGAGGATTTACCGGATGAGTGACTTAAAGATGCCCGTTCCTATGGGCTACAAGATATTAATTGCCATACCTAAGCTTGATCAAACCTTTGAAAATAGCAGCATTGTCCGCCCCGACCACATCCTTAAAAAGGAAGAAACTGCGACCGTGGTTGGTCTGGTGGTCAAACTTGGCTCCCTAGCCTACCGGGATATGGATAAGTTTCCCGATGGTCCTTGGTGTAAGGAAGGGGACTTTGTTCTTATGCGAGCCTACTCTGGCACCCGCTTCAAGCTGATTGAAAAAGAAGGTGAACAAGAGTTCCGGCTAATTAATGACGATCAAGTCGAAGCCGTTGTTGCAGACCCTCGGGGAATAACCCGTGTCTAAAGGAGATGATATGAGCGAGGAAAAGGTTGAATTTGAAATCGAGGACGAATCTGTTCAGGAAGTAGAGAACAAGAAATCTGATGATATTGAGGTCTATGACGACACCCCGGAAGAAGACCGGGATAAACCTCATCTGGGAGATGTAGAGGTTCCTGACGAGGAGATCTCTCAATACAGCAAGAACGTCCAACACCGGTTTAAACAGCTATCCCGCAACCTGCATGATGAACGCAGGGCCAGGGAGGCGGCTTTAAGGGAAAAAGAAGAGGCCCTGAAGTACGCCAAAAGCGTGGCGGAACAGGCAAAACAGCTTCAGCAGCGGCTGGCTCAAGGGGAAAGTGCTCTTCTGGAAACCCATAAGGATCGGGTTACCTCCCGCATGACCCAGGCGGAAAGGGATTACAAAGAGGCTTATGAGGCCGGTGATACCGACAAAATGCTGGAGGCACAGAAGAAGATTGCCAATTACACCGCAGAACAGCGGGAAATTGACAATTACAGGCCTGTATACCAAGCGCCTTTACAACAGCCCCAAAATAATGTACAAATTCCACAAATCGTCCCAGACGAGAAAACTCGTGAATGGGTCGCCAGAAATGAATGGTTTACCAAAGACCCAGAAATGCGAAGTTTTGCACTGGGCGTACACGACAAATTAGTCGCCAGCGGTATTAGTGCAAGTTCGGATGAATATTTTGATCGCATCGAAAAACGAGTGCGTGAAGTATTCCCAAACCACTTCGGGACCAAGAAACCCGCCAACGTCGTTGCTCCAGCATCTAGATCTTTAGGATCAAGCAAGATCAAGTTGAGCAAAACCCAGGTCGCCATTGCAAAGCGTCTTGGTGTCCCCTTACAGGAATACGCTAAACAAGTAATGAAGGAGCAAAACGATGTCTAATCGCACACCTCGTGAACTAGAAACACGCCAAAATTCAGGTAAAAGATGGACCCCTCCGTCTTTACTGCCAGATCCAATGAAAGAAGAGGGTTACGGATATCGCTGGATTCGTTATTCAACGTTAAACCAGCCGGATGACCGGAACGTATCTTCAAAGCGTACCCAGGGTTGGGAGCCTATTCGGTTAGAAGATCATCCTGAACTTCAGACCTATGGCAAAAACTCAGGAAATGTAGAAATTGGTGGGTTGGTTCTCTGCAAGAATTCTAGAGAGATGATTGATCAGCGTAATGCCTATTATCGGAAGATGGCTGAAGATCAGGCTCAGGCAGTGGATGCAACCTTAATGAGAGAAAACGATCCTCGGATGCCGCTGTTTAGTGACCGCAAGTCCACTACCAGCAAAGGCCGGGGTTAAAAAGGAGTTTTAAAATGGCTTCAGTCGCTTCCCCTTACGGGCTACGACCGATCAATCTGATCGGCGGTCAAGCCTTTAATGGTGGCGTTATTCGGGAGTACAGCGTTGCTTCCAATAACTCTGCCGCTATCTTCAATGGTGATCTGGTTGTACTGAGTTCTGCGGGTTTACCCTCAGCAGTCGGTTCTAGCCCTGTTGCTATTAAGATTCCCGCAACCTCTGCTGATGCAACCGCAGGTATTGTTGGCGTGTGCGTAGGCTGTCGGTATACCGATTCCACCGGAATCATTCAGTATCGTCAGTACCTGCCTGCAAACCTCATTACCGGTGGCGCAACCAATGTGTTTGTCCGTGTGATGGACGATCCTGATGCTCTGTTCCAGATCCAAGGAACGGCTGCTCTTGGTACGTTCAACAGCGGAACCAATGGTTCTGGCTGGCCCGGTGCAATCGGCAAAAACGCAGCCCTTGGTTTTGGAACCGCTGGTAGCACCGCTACCGGTAATTCCGGCATGAACCTTGTGGTCGGTAGCAATGGTGGTTCCCTTGCCGCTACGTCAACCCTTGCAGTTCGCATCGTTGACATGGTGGATGGAACTCAGACGGACAACTACCCTGAGTTTATTGTGAAACTCAACGTGGGCGTCCATTCCTACACCAACTCGCTTGGCGTATAAGGAGTAAGTAAAAATGGCTATTTCACGTTCCCAACTACTAAAAGAACTCCTGCCAGGTCTTAATGCGTTGTTTGGTATGGAGTATCAGCGCTATCCCGAAGAGCATAAGGCTATCTTCGAAACCGAAACTTCTGAGCGTTCATTCGAAGAAGAGACCAAACTCTCTGGCTTCGGCACCGCCCCTGTTAAGGGTGAAGGTGCGGCAATTGCCTATGACAACGCCCAGGAAGCTTGGACGGCTCGTTACAACCACGAGACCATTGCGCTTGGTTTCTCGATCACCGAAGAGGCCATTGAGGACAACCTCTATGACTCTCTCTCGGCTCGTTACACCAAGGCCCTGGCCCGTTCCATGGCAAACACCAAGCAGGTGAAGGCCGCTAACATCCTGAACAACGGATTTAGCTCGTCTTATCCTGGCGGTGACGGACAGCCTCTGTTCTCTACCGCTCACCCGCTGGTATCCGGTGGCACCAACTCCAACGAGCCTTCCACCCCGGCTGACCTGAATGAAACCTCCCTTGAGGCGGCTATTATTCAGATCGCTGCTTGGACGGATGAGCGTGGCCTCCTGATTGCGGCTAAACCCCGCAAGCTGGTTGTTCCTCCCGCTCTGATGTTTGTGGCAACTCGTTTGCTGGAAACCGAACTGCGTACCGCTACTGCGGATAACGACATCAACGCTCTGCGTTCGATGGGCGCTATTCCCCAGGGCTACACAGTTAACCACTACCTTACCGATTCGGACGCATGGTTCATCTGTACGGATGTTCCCAATGGTCTGAAGCACTTCGTTCGTGCTCCTTTGTCGAACTCCATGGACGGAGACTTCGATACGGGTAACGTTCGGTACAAGGCCCGTGAGCGTTACAGCTTCGGCTGGTCTGATCCCCTTGGTATGTGGGGTTCGGAAGGCGCTTAAGCCTAGCAAAAGGGGGAGTCAAAAGACTCCCCTTTTTGTTTTAACTCGTTTAAACTATCAGCACTAGGATTTTTACCCGTACAGGCTGGCCTAGCAGACTTAGTAGAGACAGTACGGGGATGTGCTACTACACGAAAGGATTGTCATGGCACTGACCACATTCCAAAGTACCGTTCGCTCTTTGAACGGCTTTTATACCCAAGGCCCAGGTAATGTAGTTAACATTACTGCAAGCACAACCCTTACCGTTGCTGCTCATGCAGGCAAGATTATTACGGTTGGCGGCACCATTGCTTCCAACATCGTTCTTACTCTTCCGGCAATCAACACCACAGCAAATCCCAATTATTCTGGTCCGGGTACAGATCCAAACACCCAGAACAACCAAGGCGCTGTCTTTACCATCTTTGTACCGACCACCATTGCCACGAGTAGTGTGAAGATCGGCACCAACGGTACTGACAAGTATGTCGGCTCGATTTTAACGATTGATACTGACTCTTCTGGCGCTATGGCTGGCTTTGCTCCTGCGGCGGCAAATGACTTTATTAATCTTAATGGTAGCGATACTGGCGGTGTAGCTGGTTCTTATATCCAGATTACTGCCTTGTCTTCGGCTGTTTACATGGTCCAAGGTGTTGTGAACTGCACTGGAACTCCTGCCACTCCGTTTGCTAACTCCTAATAGGGGGCCGATATGGCAACTATGCAAACTGATGTCCTAGCGACAAAGCCGCTGACATCAACGGGTGACTTTCTAGACCAGAACAACAACGCCATTCAACGGGCTAGGGTCAAGACGATCTATGCCGTAAATGGCGGTAGCGCTGGCTCTGTTGTTATTCGACAGGGCGGTGCTTCTGGAAAGGTCTTAATCACCGTTAATACGGCGGCTAACACCACTGCTGGTTACACCATCATTCCCCTCCCCGGAGAGGGAATCCTGTGTGAATCTAACCTTCATGGAACGGTAACCAATACCACCTCCATGACATTGATCTATGGCTAAACCTGTCTCCAAAAAGGATATGGCCTGTAATAAACCACGGGCTACTCCTGACCATCCAAAGAAGTCTCACATTGTGAAGGCTTGCGAGGGCGGTAAGGAGAAAGTTATCCGTTTTGGAGAACAGGGCAAAAAGGTTGGCACTGTATCTGGAACTGCCGGTAAACCTAAGGCGGGGGAATCAGACACGATGAAAGCCAAAAGAAAATCATTCAAAGCCAGACACGCCAAGAACATTGCAAAAGGCAAGATGTCTGCGGCTTACTGGGCTGATAAGGTGAAATGGTAAACCATGGAAATGATGCTTTGGAACGTTGCGTTAAGCGCAATTGTGGCGGTTATGGGGATGCTACTTAAAGGCAAGTTCGATGAACTTCAGCGGTTGAGCATTCTGCTTAATCGCACCCGTGAGGAGGTTGCTCGTGATCACATCACTCGTGCAGAGGTTAGAGCGGATCTGGAAAAAATTCGTGAACATTTCGATAACGGGTTTAAACGTCTTGAAGACAAGATTGATGCTCTGGCGCAAAGGGGATAAATGATGGCTTATTTAGATGTTCTCCAAGAAGCCGCCATGATGGGGGCACAGCGCATGGAAAAAGGCGGCAAGGTCGAGAAGGTCATGCGAGAGTTTAAACAGGGCAAGCTACGCTCTGGCAGCAAGACTGGACCCAAGGTTAAGAATTACAAGCAGGCGGTAGCCATTGCTCTTTCAGAAGCCGGTAAGAAGAAGATGGCAAACGGTGGTCGGATCGATGGCATTGCCCGTAAAGGGCGTACTAAGTGCCGTATTGTTTAACTCTCAATAAGGATGGTTGACATGAAAAAGAATATGGAAAGCATGATGATGAAGAAAGAGGGTCGTGGCATGGCTAAGGCAGATATGCAGAAAATGTCCATGAAGAAGCCCCGTATGCAAAAAGGCGGGATTGCTGAAGCCATGAAAAAGCATGAGGAGTCATCTGCCGTTCATAAAGCCGGTCTGAAGGCCGGTGGTATGGCTAAGAAGTCTGGCGTTACCCGTGCTGATGGCGTCGTTAAAAAGGCCCATACCAAGGGAAAAATGATCAAAATGTCACAGGGCGGGAAAGCTTACAAATGATGTCAAGCCGAGGGATGGGTGCGATTAACCCATCTAAGATCCCCAAGTTCAAAGAAGGTGGCGTTTCCCGTGTAAACGAGGCAGGGAACTACACCAAGCCTGGTATGCGTAAACGGCTATTTGAACAGATCAAGGCAGGCGGCAAGGGCGGCGCACCAGGTCAATGGTCCGCCCGGAAGGCACAGATGCTGGCAAAATTT